TATTATTACCATGAAATAATCAGAAGGACTATTATAGCCTTTGGTACTCTTTTTAATGAAATTGACATTAAACACCAGACATCTTCAGGTGGAGCATTTTCTACTGTAAGAGTCCCAATTGCTTATGGGCCAACAGAAAAGTTTTTAGCGAGACTAGAACAAAAACCAGATTTAAGAAAAAGAGTTGCAATAACTTTACCTCGTTTAGCGTTTGAAATGGATGGAATATCCTATGATCCAGCAAGAAAAGTTTCAACAATGCAAACTTTTAAAGCATTTACAAGAGATGGATCAAAAAGTGCAAGAAAAGTTTTTATGCCAGTTCCTTATAATTTAAGTTTTAAGTTATATGCGATGACTCAATACAATGAAGATTCCTTACAAATTATTGAACAGATATTACCTTTCTTTCAACCATCATTTAATTTAACTGTTGATTTAGTTAAAGCAATTGGAGAAAAAAGAGATATACCAATGATATTAGAAAGTGTAACTTTTGATGATAATTATGATAGTGGATATGATCAAAAAAGAGTTATAACACATACTCTAGCATTCACTGCAAAAACTTACTTATTTGGCCCAGTATCAGATTCTGGTTCAGGTCTTATCAAGAAAGTTAATGTGGATTACTATACTAGCACTAATACTAAAACTGCAACAAGATCTAAGAGATACGTTGCGACACCAAGAGCACTTAAGGATTATAATGATGATGCAGTAACAACTCTTGCAGAAGATATTACAAGGACACAGAAGAAATTCTTAGTTCAGGATACATCAAGTTTAGTTGTAGATACTTATATTGCTATCGGTAATGAACTGATGTTTATCAAAAAAATTGAGAGTAATCATATCACTGTTAGACGTGGTGAAGATGGAACAACTATAGATACTCATATAAATGGTGATGCGATTGATGCAGTAAATGCTCAAGATGATGCACTAGTAGAGGTTGGTGATGACTTTGGATTTACAGAACAAAGGTTTGATTTACCAGACTTTAGAACTTATAGTCCTACAAAAGGAGTTGACGTATGAGTAAGTTTGATGAAATAGATGAATTTTTGGATGTGGAACCTGTTGATGCATCAAAAGAAAATAAAATTGAAAAAGTAGATAAAAAAGAAGATTCTACTCTTGACTATGAATATTCAAGAGGTAATTTATATTCTTTAATTGAAAAGGGACAAGAAGCACTTAATGGTATTCTTGAAGTAGCACAAGGAAGTGACCATCCAAGAGCATATGAAGTTGCAGGACAATTAATAAAAAGTGTTGGAGATACGACTGATAAGTTAATTGATCTACAATCAAAAATGAAAGAGTTGAATAAAGAAGAAAAAGATTCACCTAAAACAGTTAACAATGCATTATTTGTTGGTTCTACTTCTGAACTTTCAAAGTTATTGAAAAACGGAGTTCTAAATAATAAGGTGGAAAAGGAAGAAGAATGAAGTCATTTGCAGATTTTAAAAAAAGCATAGCGTCAGTTGGTAAGAAAAAAGAGGAAAGAAAACCTCAGAAAGCAATGGATGCTGGTGCAAGAGGGAGACGTATGTTGCAGAGAAGAGAGTATGCTGCAAAAGTATCTGCATTTATTCCTGATGAATTAAAAGACCATTATGAGATTGATGAAAGTAGTTTAACAAGACTGAAGAGTAAGTCAGATAAAGGTGGTATGGCTGTTCTTTCTGGAAGTCGTGGAGATAAATCAGCAAAAGAAAATCGTGCAAGAGCAAAGCAATTAGATAAAGATATTCGTGGTAAAGGTTTGCCAGGTGCAACTAAAGTTACTGGTAGATATGATGAAAAAGATGATAAAACAGGTAAGGTTACTAAAGTAAAAGAAAGAAGTCACGTTGTAACTTCTGGAAAGATGGGTAAAAGAAAGTTTAAAAAAGCAGTCAAAGCACTTGGTAAAAAATACGATCAGGATGCAGTCATCACACAAACAAAAGGTGGTGGAGGTGCTACACTGAAGAGAACTCGTAAAGGTGCACTACCAAAAAGAAATATACCAATTGGAAAAATGAGACCAGGTAGGACTGGTGAAATGGACACTCGCATCAAGGGTAAGACATTTACTTATGAATCATACCTTCGTATTCAGGAAAGAGGTAAAACATATACAATAGTTCTAAACTGGAGAGGTAAATTAATTACAACTCAAATGTTTATTGCATCATTTAAGAGACCATCAAAGTCAGAAATGACTGCAGAAGTGCAAAAGGTATACCCAACAGCAGTAGTAATGTACTTCAACCCATCAACCGTAGATCCATCAAAACCTATGCTATTTGCTGGACAAGAGACGTAAGTTGTCATGAGTGAAATTTATCTTGGTAATCCTAATTTAAAAAAAGCAAATACACAGATTCAATTTTCTGCAAAGCAGATTGAAGAATTTTTAAAGTGTAAAAATGATCCTTTATATTTTACACAGAAGTATGTAAAAATAGTCAGTCTCGATGAAGGATTAGTCCCATTTAGACCATACAAGTTTCAAGAAAAATTAATTAAAAGATTTCATAAAAATCGTTTTA